AACTTTCTACAATTTCTACATCATGAAGTTCTTCGGAATGATTCTTATTCGCCCATGTTCCGTTACGAAGTGCGGACGGAAGAAAAGCATGTGCCATTTTTTGTATTTCTTCATGAGAAGTCCAATCACCGTGAGCGTCATTTACCATCGGTTCATATACTATACCATAGACTAAACCTTCAAAAAGGGAAGTTTTACGAAGGGGAATGAATTTTTCAAGAATTTTAGGCTCTTCGATGTTTCTGTTAACATTTTCATCTTTAACATTATTTTTAGACATCGTAACTATTCCTTATACTTTAAAAATTATAACCACGACAGAAAATACTTCCCTGTTAAGGTTCCTGGTGTACTGGAAGTCGCAGATTTAACTTGAATTTTTATGTGTGTTAGTGCTGTTGTGTATGTTTTTGTAACACTTGCGGAAGTCGTAACACTTAAATCGGCTTCTACTGTTTGATCGAAATTTGCACCACCATCGATAGAACCAAGAATGTTTATAAGTAAGTTCTCATCCGTCGCGGTAAAAATAAATGTTTTAGAACGAAAAAATGCAACATCAATAGGATCAGGAACGACGTCTATATAATCATCAGTAGATAATTGTGATGTTAAAGCACCCCAAGATGTCATTTTTGCGGTTTTATTTTCTGAAAAATGTTGTGTAGACATATGATTTTATTTAATTTCTTGCACTATGTGCATAATTTAAAGGATGAATAAAAGGACGATCTTTAAATAAATAACCATCAACATTTATTAAATCATTTATAGGAAACTGTTCGTTAATGTTTATGTTTAATTTAAATAAACTTAATATGCTATCTGATAATGTATGTTGTTCATGCATCTGTGAAGAGGTTATCGGAATTATACTTTTAACATCAAATGTAGGTATATAACTCTCAACAAAAGATGCATCCTCTTTAAGTATAGAATCAGTATTATCAGAAAGAAGTAATGCTAAATCGTCAACTGTATCGATTATAGAAATCTCATCAGCCATAATTTTTATCCGTGGCAGTTAAAAATTACTGTAATTTTGAAGAGCTTGTACCTTCGGAAGCCTTTCGATTATTATCATTATCATCACTACTATTCACATCAGAAATTTCCGCTGGTTTTTTTACTTTATTACTTCCGATGTAAGTACCTTTATCTTTATTAGATGTTGAAAATAAATCCCCAACTTTTGCTTCATTTCCAGTGAAGAATCCACCAAGACGGATTATGGCAGAAATAAGTGCTTCATTATCTGTTGGAAGAATATTCGCTTTTACACACGCGTTAATATAACCCGCAAGTTCTGTTAGATTTGGTGCTGTGACGTTCGAAGGAATAAATTTAGGAAGTTTGTTACCCTTTCCAAGAGTCGGGTTTAATCGAAATAGTCGTGGTACAGCATATGTATTTATAGTTTCTGCAGTTCTATTAATATAAGATTGTACTGCAATGTTGAAAACATCACCTTGATTTTTCGCAAGAGCAAATGAACCTACACGATCCATTCCGAGCATGATAAATTGCGCAAGAAGGGTTATAGCGATTCTTTTATCATATCGATTGAGAATCTTATCCATATCGAATTGTTTACGGGATGTTCCGATGGAAAGTAAAGATAATTCCCATCCCGGCGGAAGGAATACACCTTCTTGTTCGTCTCTTCGTAAATTTGATAATAATTTTTTCGCATATGCTAAAAGATTTTGATTCTTTGGGTCTGTAATATCCCACGCATCAGGTGGTTTTAAAATTGGTATTCCTACTAAATCACGTTCTACACCGATCGCTTCGAGAATTTGAAGGGATTTTTTAAAATAATATGGTTTATAAGCGTTACGAAGTATTGAACGTCCTTCTGGGTTGTTACCTTCAATTTTAGTACGAAAGTGAAGGGCTTTATCCATTGGGATATAACGGAATATATATTCTGGAGGAGGATTCTGCACCATTCCGCGGATATCGCCATTTTCTTCAAAATCCCATATATAAAGTGTAGATTGCATTCTTCGAGAAAATTTTCTCCAACCAATAAGACCATCATTAAATTTAGAATTTATTCTCTTATCGACATTATCACCTTTACGGAGTTTATAAACTTCTTCGAGTACGGACCATCCATATATAAGACAAGAATTCGCTTCTATGATAAAATCACTCCAAGAGTGTTCCATATCACTTTTGCACTGTTCGAGAAATTCTGCATCTTTTTTACATTCGTTAGAATCATCGTAAGGTTCTACGGTCCAGGAAGTTTGTGCGATTATTCGTTCTATCGCATTAAGAGAAGCTCCTACAATATCGTCATTATCAGCCATTTCTCGGTAGATTCTAACGCCCTGTAAACCTCTTAATGATGTAAGAAATTCTTCATACACTCTTCCGGTGAATCGTCGGATACCCGTTTTTCCATATTCGGAGAAATCGGGAATATCACGATTTAATTGCGGTTCCGGCGGAAAAACTCCAGGAAGGGGAGTAGTAGCAGTAAAAGGGGAAGAAACACGATTATCCGACGATCCACTTGGAAAAGGCGCATTTATATCAGAAAGAGCATTCGGTGCTGTTATAATATCGCTAGGGTTTATGTTTGACATAAGTTTTTAAAGAAAGAGTAAACTAAAGTTTATCCACTTCTACTATAAATTCACCCTGTTGTGCCGCTTGATAGTCACCAGTAGAGTAAAATTTATAATACCACGTTCCAGAATATAACGAAGTATCTAAATCTACGTAATATTTACCAACTTCAGATTTAACAAGTTCGGTATCTACACCATAAGTGTAAGTTGTAGTAACGGCACCAGGACGTTTGAATTTAAAATATACAAAAGATGGATCAACAAGAGTGAGAACACCGTTAATGTAAGCTTTAAATTCAGCGCTACAATGAACAAGTTGACCTTTTGTGATATTAATATTTGTGTTAGCACTCATAATTTTTAACGCTTTAAGATACTTTTACATTATATATTCAGAGTTAACTTCTGCGTTTATTAAAAGAGATGTTTTTGCGTTTTGTGTAATCTGTAAGATATCATCATCATAGTTGCACTCATTAAATATAAATGTATTTTTAGAATGTTCTGTTTGTAAAACATCACTATAATTACATTCACTTTCAAGAAATGTATTTTTAGAATAGTTTATAACTAAAGTTGTGTGTTTATGTAATGAAAGTATTCGATATACTATATCATGATATGACGCATAATCAGATAAGTGTATAAAAAGTTGATTTAGCGACTGTATATTATATTGAACATATTCATTTATTACGTTATAAACATCATCTAAGGTGATATTACGTACAAGTAATGCTGAAAGTGCTTCTGTGATGTATATTTCAAAATTATTTACGACAGTATTGATTAAATATTTATTTAATACTGTCGTGTCATCGGTATATGTATGTATGTCTGAAAATGCAATTAATAATGCTTCTAGCTTAGCTACTAATATACTAGAAAACGTTTCGATTAAATAAGTTGAAAAGTCATCTATAGATGTATTGACTAAATATTTATTTAGTGCTATCGTATCATCGTTATATACATTAAAATCAAAAAACGAAATGAGTAGTTTATTAGCTTCAATAGTTAATATACTAAAGAATACTTCTACAAAAGAAGATGAAAAGTCATCTGTTATAGTATTAACTATATAATTATTTAAACCTTTAATCGTATCATTATAAATGATACTATCATTTATACTAGATGCATTAAATAGTTTAAATAAAGAGATTAAACTTTCATTAAAGTTTGTATTTATAACATCTAACGGAAGTGCTTTAAAGTTAAATAAACCTATTAAGTTCTCATTTACATTTATACTTATACCGAAATCATCCGTTATTAGTGTAGTATATATTTTATTTAATGTAGATACGTTATCATTTATTATAACATTATCTATAGATAAGATCGTATATAGTTTATTTAATATTAAAACATTTTCATTATAGTTATTTGAAACTACATCACTTAAATTTGAAACTCTAAAAGGTTTTTGTAATAATATACTATCATTTATTATATTACTATCTGCAATAGTAACTGTAACTACAGTCACAGATACAGTTGAAATGTGCTGACCTAGTTGTGCATAACCTAGTTGTGCATAACCTAATTGTGAAGATATCATACGTTATACACATCATCATTATAAAATTTTATTGAATAGCTATAACAATAAAACCTGAAAATCTAGTTTGATTCGTTGAAGCGGCGTATTTCGCCCCGCCCATCCTCTGTAAACCTATAAGCGTAGATGAAATTTCACTATAACCAAAAACAAATTCTTTAGCTCCATTAAGACTAGAATATACAGGAACAATCATTTTAGTATTGGAAGTATTACCGTTAGGTATTTTAAAGAAAAGTGTATAATCTACAGTACCACCTACGGTAGTATTATTAAAATCGAACCAAATATACATCAAACTGCCAAGTATAAAATAATGATATGCTAAAACATCTGCTTCTTCTACAGTCCACGTCATAGAAGAGGAGCCTGTAAAATTACCTGCACTATAGGCTTCATCACCTTCAATCGGAGTTATAGCAGATAATACCGCTGCAGAAAGTATCGTACCACGAACTATATCGGTGGCGTTTGCAGCAGCATCGGTTCCTTCTGCTGTTACAGCAAATTGTGTAGAGCTGTTTATCGCAGTGACTTTTAAAATTACCTTTAACACTCCAGTTGAAACATCATATATTGCAATACGGAAATCTCCAACCTGTGGAAATGGCGCTGCGGTGGATGCTACATTAAGGACACCACTTGCGGCAGTATATCCACCTGCAGCGACTGTCGTATTACAATTATTTGCAAATTGTTCGGACATTGTTTTTAGCTTTTCTTTGCTCTTACACCAATGTGTGCAGCATCGGAAGGTACAAAAGAGATATTTTTAGATGAAATGTTTATACTTTCTAAAAGAGACTTTATAGAATCTTTTGTAAAACCATTTTTTCGTAATCTATTTGTAATTCCATGATGAAGGTGCCAATAATTTAATCTTTCAGCAGAAATCTCGTTCGCGACGAATGTCATATTTTCAACAACAAGTCGAAGTTCGCCGGAAGGTTTAAGGACACGAAGCCATTCTTTAAGAACAGTTTCACATTTTAAAGACGAAAAATACTCCAATGCAGGTGAAAATACTATATCGAAAGATTCACTTTCAAAAGGAAGTTTAGATAAATCGCAAGAATAGTCCGAATTTGGATCATCATAGTCGCATGTGATAATTTGACCTTCATCACATTTGTAATGTCCATTCTCGCATAACATGGAACCAACATCGAGAATTCTTTTATCACCTTTTTTAACATTAATTCTTCGAAAAGGTTTCGAATCCTCCGGAAGAGTGTAATATTCTCCGGTGTTTAAATCATAATGTTTGCATATAATAGAAGTATCAACGAATACTTTCCACTTTCCGTTAGTTTCTGCAAGTCTTTGACAAAAGAATAAATCTTCTGTCCATGATTCTAACGCTGGAATTCCATATTCTAACATCTTATCATATGAATATATTGTCTTAAACCAAGGTTTTTTAAGATCTTTAAGGCATTCTGTTTTAACTACAGTGCAACCCATTCCTAAACCAGTACACTCAAAAAAATCACCAGCTTTCCAATCCCAATATGGACCGTTGCCATTTCCCATGAAAATTAATGGTTCGGACGGATTTCGTTTAAGGCAATAAACCCCACCACATACGGCGATATTTTCGTTTTGTTCCATTTTATATATTAATTCTGGGATAGTCTGTGGAGGACATGCAACATCTTCATCCCAAAAGAATATATATTTACAATTATTCGCTACAGCGAATTCCGCGAAATGTTCTCTCGCTTCTGCGACTGGTTTTCCTTTTACTGTTTGAATTATGTTGTTATAATTCATTGGCATTGCCATAGAGTGAAAAGAGAACATTATTTCAGGTGGTAGGAATCTACCTGAAAGTGGGATTGCAAAAAGTAAATTAGTAAAAGAAGGATAACCTCCACGATTTGGGTGATGTGTGATTATCGTCATAATAATGTATTTCTCCTTTATTTTAACGTAATAGTTATCGTAAACGACGTAAATAACCATTTGGATTAAAAGTAAAGAGAAAACGTTCACACATTTTATCTATTAAGAAATTTCTTTTATTCTCTTCATCTTCAAAAAATTCCTGTATCGATTCAAACGGTCCTTCAGGGAGGTCATCACGTACAGGATTTCCATGAATATTGGAATCTTCTACAATGAGATATTGTCCACGCGTTACAAAATTTGAATAGATATTCATTTCATCAAGAACATGTTGTTTAGTATGATCAGAATCAAGAATGACCATTACTTTTTTAACACTAGAAGCAAGAGAATGAACCATTTTTACTATATTTTCATCCACGGATGATCCTATTGCATAATCTATACGTGGATGAAGCGGAAGAGTAGGATTTTGCATTATATCGATACTTAAAACTCTTCCATGATGATTTAATTCACATAAATTTGCTAAAAATAATGCCGAACCACCCTTAAAAGTACCACATTCTATGATTAAATCAGGTCGATTTTCGTAAATTATCTCCGAATAGATTAAAAGATCCATCGGATTTTTCATTATATCGACACCCATCCAAGATACTGTACCTTGAAGAGGATACCAAATTTTATGAAATTCATCCGTAATTTTACGAATATTTTGAAGAATTTCCTCTTTTGAGGGGGTTTTTATCTCTTTTGTGTCGGTTATAGCGTTATTTTCTACTATTGCTGAAATTGTCTTATCAGAGTCCGAAGAGTTTGCAAAATCTACACCGAGAAAATGAAATGCGCATCGTACCTTTGCGAGATTTTCCGACGAAATCATTCCATCCACATCCGCGGCACATAAAATTTTATGTAATTCTTCGGTTTTTGGTAAAACGACTATAGGCTCTTTTGTGTTGATCATAATGTTATCTAATTCTCCTTTTTCGTATTACATTTAATGTGAAAAATATAAGAGAATCTGCCGAATTCTCTTATATTTAAGATAAAATTAAAAACTTACAGTATAAGTTACAAGAAGTTGGTTGCTCGTAGTAGCATTAATGAATGTATTCGAAAGATAACG